TATTTTCTTTCCTGCATGGTATTTAGGGCGCAATCCAAACAAGAAAGTAATGATGGTGTCGCATACCACTGATTTAGCAGTAGATTTTGGACGTAAAGTACGTAATCTTATATCCACCGCCGATTATAAGGACATATTCCCTACTGTAGCTCTTGCTGTGGACTCTAAATCAGCAGGAAGATGGAATACAAACGTAGGTGGAGAGTATTATGCTTGTGGTGTTGGCTCTGCGCTAGCTGGTAGGGGGGCAGATTTATTACTTGTGGATGATCCGCACTCTGAGCAGGATGTGATTAACGGAAACTTTTCTGTGTTTGAGAAAGCGTACGAGTGGTACACGTTCGGTGCTCGGACACGACTAATGCCCGCAGGTAAGGTGGCAATAATACAAACTCGTTGGCATATGGACGACCTGACGGGACGTGTTGTCAAAGATATGGCGCAGAATGAGAGATCTGACCAGTTTGAGGTGATTGAGTTCCCTGCTATATTAGAAGTAAAGGATAAAGAGACTGATAAGCCTGTAGAAAAACCTCTGTGGCCTGAGTTTTTTGATTTAGAAGCTCTAAAACGTACGAAAGCGTCAATGCCAGTGTTCCAATGGAACGCCCAGTACCAGCAACAGCCCACTGCCGAAGAAGCTGCCCTAGTAAAAAGAGAGTGGTGGAATATATGGGAACAAGATAACCCACCGCCGTGTGAATATATTATAATGTCTTTAGACGCAGCGGCAGAAAAACACAATCGAGCAGATTATACAGCATTAACTACGTGGGGGGTATTCCTAAATGAGGAGACTTCTGCGTATAATATAATATTGCTAAACAGTATAAAAGAGCGTATGGAGTTCCATGAGCTAAAAGAACTGGCTATGCAAGAGTACAATGATTGGGAACCGGACTCATTTATTGTAGAGAAAAAGAGTTCTGGTGTTGCATTATACCAAGAAATGCGACGGATGGGACTACCCGTGTCAGAATACACCCCACACAGAGGGTCAGGAGATAAGCTAGCACGTTTAAACTCTGTATCTGACATAGTGCAATCAGGATTGGTCTGGGTTCCGCCCTCTAGATGGGCAGAAGAAGTGGTAGAAGAGATAGCGGGGTTCCCGTTTATGAGTCACGATGACTTGGTGGATTCTACTGTAATGGCATTAATGAGGTTTAGACAAGGTGGGTTTATACGTTTACCTACGGATGAGCCAGAAGACATTCAATATTTCAAGCAGCGAAGAGGCGGCTATTATTAAGAGGCTAGGTCATGGCGATTGAGAAAGGTATATATTCTGCTCCCAAAGGAATAGAAGAAGAGATAGATAAAGCATCGGCAGGTGAGATGGTTGAGCAAGAATTAGAAATTGAAATAGTAAACCCTGATATGGTTACTTTAGATGATGGTTCTGTAGAGATTACTATCTTACCTACAAATGATGTCATGGGAAGTTTTAGTAGTAATATTGCTGAAGAGTTAGATGAAGATGTACTAGCTGTACTAGCTGATGATTTAGCAGGGATGATATCTTCTGATGTAGATAGCCGAAAAGATTGGGCTGACACGTACGTCAAAGGGCTAGATATTGTAGGATTTAAGTACGAAGAGCGTACTGAACCTTGGGATGGTGCTTGTGGAGTAAACTCTACTGTATTATCTGAAGCAGTCATTCGTTTTCAAGCGGAGACTATGAGTGAGACATTTCCCTCATCTGGCCCTGTAAGAGTAAAAATACTAGGCGAAGAGACAAAAGAAAAAGAAGAAGCAGCCAACCGTGTTAAAGCTGATATGAATTATCAGCTAACTGAAGAGATGGTTGAGTATCGTCCTGAACATGAGCGTATGTTATATAGTCTAGGACTTGCAGGATCAGCGTTTAAGAAAGTTTACTTTGACCCTAACATAGGTAGGCAAGTAGCTGTTTACGTCCCAGCAGAGGACGTTATCGTGCCTTATGGGGCTTCTAACATAGAATCTGCTGAACGTGTAACTCATGTTATGCGCAAGACCAAGAATGACCTGCGTAAACTACAACTAAGTGGTTTTTACCGTGACATAGACCTAGGTGAGCCACAATCTTTCCATACTGACATAGAAGAAAAGAAAGCTGAAGATGGTGGCTTTTCTCTGACAGATGATGATCGTTACTCTTTATATGAGATACACGCAGATCTAACCATTGATGGGTTAGATGATGAAGATGATATAGCCAAGCCTTATATTGTTACTATGGAGCGTGGATCTAACGAAATACTATCTATAAGACGTAATTGGAACGAAGATGACGAGTTAATGTTAAAGCGTCAACACTTCGTACACTATGTATATATCCCCGGATTTGGCTTCTACGGCCTTGGTTTGATCCACATAATTGGTGGGTATGCTAGAGCAGGAACATCGCTTATACGACAGCTAGTAGATGCTGGTACATTGTCAAATCTTCCGGGGGGTCTGAAGGCTCGCGGGCTACGAATTAAAGGTGATGACACCCCTATAGAACCGGGGGAATGGAAGGATGTAGACGTACCATCTGGCAGCATTAGAGAGAATATAATGCCGCTTCCATACAAGGAACCAAGTCAAACATTACTTGCGTTACTTAACCAAATAACTACTGAAGGCCGCCGTCTAGGTGCTATTAGTGATATGGACATATCTGATATGTCTGCTAATGCTCCAGTAGGTACTACCCTAGCGTTGCTAGAACGAACTCTTAAACCTATGGCTGCTGTACAAGCTCGTGTTCACTATGCCATGAAACAAGAGTTTAAGATGCTTAAAGCTATTATGGCTGAATACGCACCTGAAGATTATGACTACCAGCCGTCACGAGGTGAGATGTCCGCACGTCAAGCGGACTATATGATGGTTGATGTAATACCTGTTAGTGATCCTAACAGCTCTACTATGGCTCAACGTGTAGTACAGTATCAAGCTGTATTGCAAATGTCCCAACAAGCCCCGCAGATATATAATCTGCCGCAACTACACCGTCAAATGATAGAAGTCATGGGTATAAAGAACGCAGACAAACTTGTACCTACGAAAGACGATGTAGCACCTACAGATCCTGTAAGCGAAAATATGAACGCGCTAACTGGTACCCCCATAAAAGCGTTCCTATATCAAGACCACGAAGCACACATTGCCGCACACCAAGCGTTTATGCAAGATCCTATGGTTGCACAGACTATTGGACAGAACCCACAAGCACAACAGATTATGGCATCTCTAAATGCGCATATTGCAGAGCATCTTGGGTTTAGATACCGTAAACAAATGGAAGAGAAGTTGGGCGCTACCCTACCACCACCAAACGAAGAGTTGCCAGAAGAAATTGAAATTCAGTTGGCACGGCTCGTTGCCGAAGGTGGCAAGCAGCTCACTCAACAGCATCAACAAGAAGCGGCACAAAAACAAGCGCAAGCACAACAGCAAGACCCCATGTTCCAGCTACAACAAGCAGAACTACAGGTCAAGCAGCAAGAAGTACAACGTAAGGCTCAGAAAGATCAAGCCGATATGCAAGTCAAACAAGCAGAACTTCAGCGAAAGACCCAGAAGGATCAAGCTGATGCAACCATAGATCTAGAACAACTCAAGCTAGATAGGCAGGAGTTGGAAATAGATGCCCAGAAAGCGGGCGCAAAACTAGCTGCCGATAGAAGGACAGCTAGCAATAAACTTGACCTTGATCTTATGAGAGAGGTTACTAACAAACGTAAGGAATAAGTATGGCTACTACCGTCTTTGACGTGCTAACAAAACAAATCGAGGATGCGACATCCTCCGCAACAGAGTTTCTTGAGAATGGTTCAGCTACAGATTATGCGAACTACCGAGAAGTGGTTGGTTTGATACGAGGTCTTCAAACTAGCTTATCTTTCGTAAAAGACCTTTCGCGCAATTATATGGATGATGACAATGACTGATTTAACATCAAACCCCGAAGTAACTGAAGAAGAGTTGGAACATCAAATACCTACTCCCGTAGGTTATAGAGTCCTAGTAGCAATGCCTGAGGTAGAAGACACTTACGGTGATACCGGAATTATCAAATCAAGCAAAGAAATGCACCATGATTATATTATGTCTACTATTGGGCTTGTATTGGATATGGGCAGACAAGCCTACTCGGATGAAGATCGTTTCCCCGATGGCCCTTGGTGCAAGGCAGGAGATTACGTCATGTTCCGTGCTAACACAGGGACGAGATTTAAAGTAGGTGGTGTTGAGTATCGTTTAATGAATGATGACTCAATTGAAGCAGTAGTTAACGATCCTCGTGGCGTTACACGAGTGTAAGGAGAGTATTATGGGATTCCAAAAAGTTGAGTATAGTTTTCCTGATGAACCTGAAGGAGAAGGTAAAAGGCCAGAGATTGAGATAGAAAAATCTACTGCTGTAGAGATTGACTTGTCTGGTAAACAACCTGAAGAAAAACCTGCTAAAGAAACAGTAGCAGAAGAAAAAGAAGATTTGGAGATCGAAGTTGTAGATGACACTCCAAAAGCGGATAGAAACAGAAAAGCTTCTAAGCCTCCTGAAGATGTTACTGATGAAGAGCTAGAAGACTATTCTGAAAAAGTCCAAAATAGAATTAAACATTTTAGCAAAGGTTATCACGATGAGCGTAGGGCTAAAGAACAAGCTTTACGTGAACGACAAGAGCTAGAGAGTTTTGCTAAAAAGTTAGTTGACGAAAACAAAAGCTTAAAAAGTAATGTGGAGAAAAACCAAGAAGCGTTGCTTGAACAGGCTAAGAAAAACTCAGCTATAGAAATGCTTTCTGCCAAACGCTCATATAAACAAGCATATGAGGCCGGAGACGCAGATAAACTGTTAGAGGCACAGGAAAAGTTAACCAATGCTAAGATAAAGGCAGATAAGTTAGCTAATTTTAAACCTGAACCTTTACAAGAAGAAGAGAATGAGGTACAACTACCTACACAAGAGTCCGCCCCCGAAACCGTAGTTGACTCCAGAGCCTCAGAATGGGCAGAAAATAACCCGTGGTTTGGTTCTGATAAAGAGATGACAGGTTTTGCTATGGGGCTGCATGAACGACTTGTTAGTGAGGGTGTAGACCCTGCTAGTGATGAATACTACGAGACTATAAATACTCGTATGCAGAAAGTGTTTCCCGAAAGTTTCGGGGATGAGCCAGTGACAAAGACTAAACGGCAGACAAATGTGGTTGCACCCGCTACGCGGAGCACATCACCTAAAAAGGTGAAATTAACGCAAACACAAGTGGCTATCGCTAAAAAACTTGGAGTTCCACTGGATTTATACGCCAAAAAGGTTGCTGAAGAGATGAGGAAAATATAATGGCCGAGAACAGATTAAACCGTGAATTAGAAACCCGTGAAAAAACAGTGCGTAAGCAAGCTTGGAATAGGCCAGAAGTATTACCTTCTCCTACACCTGAAGCTGGATACGCTTATCGTTGGATTCGAGTAGCTACACAAGGCAATGTTGACGCCACTAATGTTTCTTCAAAGTTACGTGAAGGTTGGGAGCCTGTAAAAGCATCAGACCATCCAGAAATTACACTAGTCACAATCGAGAATGAACGATTTAAAGATAATGTAATTATTGGTGGTTTAATGTTATGTAAAGCTCCTAGCGAAATGGTTGAAGAACGTACAGAATACTATGAGGGACAAACTAGGTCTCAAATGGAGTCTGTAGATAACAACCTCATGCGAGAGAGTGATGCTCGTATGCCGCTATTTAATGAGCGGAAAACGAAAGTTACCTTTGGTAAAGGAACTTAATTTAATCTTTAAAAAGGATGGATATTATGGCTGCTACAGCTTCCCCATACGGGTTCGTTCCCGTACGTAAAGCTGACGGTACACCTTATGCAGGTGCCCGTGATGCTTTTCTTATTACTCCTGCTGGCGTAGCTCAGAACATTGGCTACGGTTCTATTGTTGAGCTAAATGCAGGATACGTGCAACTCGCTTCTGGTACAGGTGCAGACGCAACTACTAACAACCTAGGAGGCAGCAGTATTGGCGCTCTAGGTGTGTTTGTTGGATGCGAATACATCAATGCTGAAGGGCAGTTGATTTTTGCTCAGTATTACCCCTCAGGCACTGCTAACGCTACTGCTTACGTGGTAACTGACCCCGGTGTAACCTTCCAAGTACAAGCTGATGGAGCTGTTGCTCAAACGGCTTTGGGACATAACGCTCCTTTGACTGGCGCACAGAACGCAACTACTTCTGTAAACACAGTTACTGGTAAGTCTAACGTTGCATTGGACGCTACTACTGCTACTGCAACTAAGGCGTTTAAAGTGATTGGTTTTGTAACCAAGACTGGTTCTGCCATTGGCGACGCTAAGACTGATGTTTTAGTTAAATTTAACCTACCGTACCATCAAATGGGTACTGGCATTGTAGGAGAATAATTAGATGGCTATTTCAAGAAGTCAATTACTCAAAGAGCTACTCCCCGGATTGAACGCACTATTTGGGCTAGAGTACGCAAAGTATGGCGAAGAACACAAAGAGATTTTTGAGACTGAAAACTCTGATCGTTCTTTCGAGGAAGAAACTAAACTGTCTGGTTTTGGCTCTGCTCCAACTAAGGCAGAAGGTTCTGCAATCGAGTATGATAACGCGCAAGAAGCTTTCACTGCACGATACACGCATGAAACTGTTGCTATGGGCTTTGCAATCACTGAAGAAGCGATTGAAGATAACCTATACGACTCGCTATCTGCCCGTTACACTAAAGCACTAGCTCGCGCTATGGCTTACACCAAGCAAGTAAAAGCAGCTACAGTTGTAAATAACGCTTTTGCTGGCACTACTTATGGAGACGGAAAAGTACTTTGTGCTACCGATCACCCTCTAGTTAGTGGTGGAACTAACTCAAACCGTCCAGCGGTTGCATCCGATCTTAACGAAACTTCTCTAGAAGCTGCTGTTATTCAGATTGGTGCTTGGACTGATGAGCGTGGTTTGAAAATTGCTGCACAGCCTAAGAAACTCATTATCCCATCAAACTTGCAATTCGTTGCAACTCGTTTGCTTGAGACTGAGGGACGTGTTGGCACTGCGGACAATGACATCAATGCTCTACGCAATAACGGTGCTATCCCACAAGGATACGCGGTTAACCATTATCTAACCGATACTGATGCGTGGTTCTTGATGACTGACGTACCTAACGGCTTGAAGCACTTTACCCGTTCTCCAATGGCTACATCTATGGATGCAGACTTTGACACTGGTAACAGCCGCTATAAAGCTCGTGAGCGTTACTCATTCGGTGTTTCCGATCCACTGGGTATCTTCGGATCTCCGGGGGCGTAAGGTAACGTGTTTTACTAAGGGAGCTTCGGCTCCCTTTTTTATGTTTGACGCAAAGATATATACTGTGATATGTTCTCTTATATCGGGAAACAATCCGGTGAATCTGACAGACCCGACTGACGACATGTAGACAGATTTGCTTTAACTCACATGTGAGAACTTTATAATGGCTAATACTACTTTTGCTGGCCCTATACGGGCAGGTAACATCCGAAATACTATTGGAACAACTGTAGGTGAAGATGTTGCTAACGTAGGCTACGTTGTAATGACCCAACAACACGTAGCTGACCTATCAGGTGGCGCACTTACTGCATCATCTACTGACATAGTTATTCCTGCAAACTCTAAGATTGTAAATATCATAATTGACCTAGAGACGGCTGCTAACACAACTACTAATATAAGTGTTGGTCAAGCGGGCGGAAATAACAATACTTTCATTAACGCTGTCGCTTCAGGCACAAGTGTAGGACTTAAAACAATTACCACGCAAGGTGGTGGTACGTTAGAGTGGAAAGACACTGGTTCTTCTGATCTACGTCTTACTGTTACTTCTTCTGCTGGAACTAATGCAGGCTCTGCGGTAATTACTGTAATGTATGCACAGGCGTTTAATACTGCAATTCAACCGTAAGGAGTAGATTATGTCTTCTGACATTCAATCGACATTTATTTCTGCCGCAGCAGCAAGCGCAACAGCTATATCTACGGCTGCCGCAGTGGGTAATAACGCGGCACTTACGTTGACTGCTAGTCCTTATGTTACTGATGCTGCCCGAAAGATAACTATTACTTCTGCGGGTGATGATGACGCAATCTCTTTTGATATTATTGGACTAGATCAAGATGGTAATGCTGCTAGTGAAAGAGTTACAGGCGCTGATACAGGTGTGGTTTCAAGTGTAAACTACTATACGTCTATAACTTCCATAACAGCGGTAGGTGATCCCGCAGCTAACGTTAGTGCAGGTACTAGTAATAGTGTAGCCGCATCTATCTTTGGCGGAAGGTTACGTTTAAAAGGTTTGTATGCAGTAAATACAGCTAGTGCAGGAACTATATCTTTCCGTGATACTAGCCCTACAGGAACGGTCCGTATGCAGTTTAATACTGTAGGTTCCGCTACAACTTCTGAGTATCCTGATGTACCAGACGACGGTATATTGTTTAAAGATGCTGGTTACGTTGAATACTCAGCCGCTAACATGTCTTCGATAACTGTATTTTATGCGTAAGTACTATAAAAGAGGTGGCGGAGTAGGCATGAAAGGTATGTCTATTAAGAGTGGTGATAAACGTGCTACTAAGTCTGGCGCGGGTATGACTAAAAAAGGCGTAGCTAAGTACAGAAGAAATAACCCCGGATCTAAGCTACAAACTGCGGTTACTGAAGACAAACCAACTGGCAAGCGGGCGAGTAGGCGTAAGTCCTATTGCGCTCGTTCTGCTGGACAAATGAAAAAATTTCCTAAAGCGGCTAAAGACCCTAATTCAAGGTTACGGCAAGCTAGGAAACGATGGAAATGTTAGGAGAATATTGTGACGATTAGTAGAAATGCAATGTCAAAGCAAATGAGTACTGGTGGAAAATCAAAAAAGTCAAAAATAACTGATGAAGAACAAGCTAAAATTGAATTTGATACTATGACTCAAAACTTAAACCTTAGTCCAAAAGAGAAAGCGGCTAAAAAGAAGCAGGAGCAAACAATGAAAATGAAAGACAAAAAAATGCCTAAGTACCAACGAGGTATGATGGTTGAAGCTGGGATGCCAGAGTCTGGCTCTAAAAAACCTATGGTTATGCCAAAGAAGAAAAAGAAAGTTAATCCTTCTTTGTATAGTGATCCAGATTTAGGTGGTGGCCCAAAAACTCCGACAGGCGGTCCTATGCCTCCAAGCAAGGGTCGTGCTCCTATGGGTAAAGGTAGAGGCCGAGGTAGTAAGATGCCTATGATGAACAAAGGTGGTAAGGTTCGTGGCTGCGGTATGGCAAAACAAGGCGTTCGCAAGGCTAAAATGGTACGGATGAAAGGTTCATAATGCGTAGGTATTATAAATCTGGTGGGAAGATATGTGCTAAAGGTAAGTCGTGGGCTAAACGAACCTTTGATACATATCCCTCCGCGTACGCAAACATGGCGGCCTCAAAATATTGTAAAGATCCTAATTATGCAAAAGGGTCAAAAGGTAAGAAGTAATGGGCGACCTTAAAAAATGGGTAGACCAAGACTGGGTTAGAATTGGTACAGACGGCAATATAAAAGGTAAGTGTGGTACGTCTAAAGACAAAAAGAACCCAGACCGATGTTTACCTAGAAGTAAGGCGCAATCACTTAGTAAAGGTGAAAGAGCGTCCACAGCCAAGAAAAAGAAAAGTGCCGGATCAAAAGGAAAAACTGTAGTGAAAAATACAAAACCTGCTACTGTTAAACTACGTGAAGGCGGACTTGCTAGAGGCAAGCGATCCATAGCCAAAGGTTGTGGACAGGTAATGAATAATAGACGTAAGAAAACACTTTATGTTTAGGATATAAATTATGAAAGGTGTAAAACATTACAAAAGAGACGGTACTGAGCATAAGGGTTCTACCCATAAGATGGCTGATGGTACTTTACACAGTAATAAATCTCATACTAAGACAAGCGTAAAACTATTTCATTTAAAAGATTTGTCAGCCAGAGCTAAAGCTAAAGCCAAAGGAAATACGGTTAAGAAAAGTCGGAGTAGGTAAATAATGGCTACATCAGGTACTACCGCATTTAACATGGAGTTCACGGAGATTGCTGAAGAAGCGTTTGAACGCGCAGGGCGCGAGATGCGTTCAGGGTATGATCTAAGAACTGCTAGAAGATCTATGAATTTGCTAACTATAGAATGGCAGAATCGTGGAATTAACATGTGGACCATAGATAGTGGGACTGTAGACCTCGTAAAAGGTCAAACTACTGCTTATGACCTACCTGCTGATACCATAGACTTGTTAGAACAACAAATACGCACTAATCAAGGTAATACAGCTACTCAGTCTGATCTTACTATAAGTCGTATAAGTGTAAGTACGTACGCGTCAATCCCTAACAAGTTAACACAAGGTAGACCAATTCAAATTTATATAGAACGCCTTCGTGACCACCCCAAGTTTCATGTATGGCCTCTACCAGATAACAATGATTATAAATTATATTATTGGAGAATGAGACGTATTGAAGACGCAGGTAGTGGTGTACAAACTGCGGACATGAATTTTAGATTTTTTCCTTGCCTAGTAGCAGGGCTAGCTTATTATATATCTCTTAAATTACCTGAAGCTATAGACCGTGTGCCTATGTTAAAAGCTATGTATGAAGAACAGTTTGAACTAGCCGCAGCAGAGGACAGAGAAAAAACTTCAGCTAGGTTTGTTCCACGCATGAGTTATCAGTAATGAGCAACAGATTTGCCTCTAATAAGATAGCCATAGCAGAGTGTGATGTTTGTGGGTTTCAGTACAAGCTACGTGAGTTGCGTAACCTAGTTGTAAAAGGTAGAGATACAAACTTAAAGGCTTGCATTGAATGTTGGGACCCTGACCATCCTCAATTAAAATTAGGAGAGTTTCCAGTAGATGATCCACAAGCAATACGTGACCCTAGGCCAGATCGTAGTTTAGGTGAGTCAGGAGACAATAGTAGTCGAGATATATACTGGGGTTGGAACCCTGTTGGTGGGGGCGCAAACCCTTACAATTTAACACCCAATCCTCTCCAAGCTGTTGGAGCTGTAGGGGACGTAACTGTAACAACTTCATAAGGAAACGTAACATGGCACTTAAAGGCAAACAACATAAGCTAGATAAGAATAAAGATGGTAAAATTTCTGGCGAAGATTTTAAAAAGATGTCTAAGTATAAAAACGGTGGGCCAGTTAAAGCAACTACCAACCGTAAAGTTAAAGTGCGTGGCACTGGAGCAGCAACTAAAGGCATATACGCTAGAGGGCCAATGGGCTAACGCATGAATTACACTGAGTTAAAAACTAACATTCAAGACATTTGTGAGACTAGTTTCACGAACGACCAGCTTGCTATGTTTACTCAACAAGCAGAACAAAAGATATATAATGGTGTACAACTACCTGCACTCCGTAAAGTAGATGAAGGGCCAGTGGTCCAAACAAATAAGCTATATACTTTACCTAGCGATTATTTGTATACGTATAGCCTAGCTATTATAAGTAGTGGTACTTATACCTATCTATTAAACAAAGATGTTAATTTTTTACGTGAAGCATACCCAATTAACACTAATGCTCACTACGGAGCGCCAAAATTTTATGCTTACTATAGCGATACTAAGTTAGAGTTTGCTCCAACGCCTGATGCTAATTATGAAATAGAACATGTTTACGGGTATTACCCTGCATCTATAGTTACAGCAAATACTACTTGGTTAGGTACAAACTTTGATTCTGCGCTATTAAATGGGGCATTAGTAGAAGCCATAAGGTTTATGAAAGGTGAGCCAGACATAATAGCTAACTATGAAAAAATGTATGCCTTATCTATGGGACTACTTAAAAACATGGGTGATGGCAAGTTACGAGAAGATGTGTATCGTTCTGGACAATACAGAGTCTCTCCAACATAAGGTAGTATAGATGGCACTAACGCAAACATTATGTACTTCTTTTAAAGTATCTCTTCTTGATGGGGAGATGGACTTTAGTGCTAATACAAACGACGTATTTAAAATAGCTTTGTTTACTTCTACTGCATCCTTAGATGCTACTACTACGGCGTATTCTAACACTAGTGAAGCTTCAGGCGCAGGGTATACAGCAGGGGGTGAAACCCTTAGTATAAATACCAACCCTACGTCTACAGATACAACAGCGTATATAAGCTTTTCAACAGTAACATGGCCTAGTTCAACTATAACAGCGCGAGGCGCATTAATATATAGGTCATCAGGTACTGGTAATAACGCTGTAGCAGTGCTAGATTTTGGAGTAGATAAACAAACTAACAATAGTACTTTTACAGTAACTTTCCCTACAGCGGATAAAAACACCGCTATCATACGGATAGCTTGAGGTTAATTAAATGGCAACTGGATTCACTACAATATTAAAACTAGCCTTACCCGTACAGGGCGAACTTAGCGGGACGTGGGGCACAGTAGTAAACGACAACATTACTAAGATGATTGAAGAGTCTGTTGCTGGCTTGGCTACTATTAATAGTTGGTCAAACAATGCGCATACACTGACTACCGCAAACGGTACTACTTCTGAATCACGATGTGCAATGTTGTCTCTTACTGACACTGGAAGCTCTTTAAGCGGTGCGGCTTCTGTAGTATGTCCCGCTGCTACTAAAACATATATTGTAAAAAACTCCTCTGGTCAAGCAGCTACATTAAAAACAGCAAGTGGAACTGGTATCGCTGTTCCTAACGGTAAGACTATGTTGCTGTTCTGTGATGGGACCAATGTAGTT